CCATGGTGGAATATTGGTGAATGTACCATATCCAAATGCCTCAGTACCGCTGACATAAGTTTGTAATTGTGGTGCTACTGAAACTGCATAGTAGCCGTAACTGCCGCTGTGTCCAGGGATTGCACCAACAGTTGAGCTGACTGTTAAGCCAACAGCATTGATCAATGCAACGTTACTTGTGCTATTCCAGTTTGGATCAGTGTAGATGTTGATCTTGCCATCATTTGCAGAGATACCGCTTGAAGTACCATCGCTAAACAATGCCAACTTGTTGTTTACAACCTGTGCAGTTACACCGCTAATAGAAGCTGAGTTAATGGCTGCTGCCACGTTACTCATTGTGTAGCTGCCACCAACTGATACAGCAACGTTAGAACCGTTAATGTACATATAGCTGTTTGTAGGCAATGTTAGGCTAGTAGATACAACGCTACCAGTTACTGTGGGGTGGCTTGCACGCCATGCAGGAGTTCCAACTAACAACCACTGGTTGTAAGACGGGTTGACAGCCAATTGATTGGCCAGTGTAGGCAAGTATGGACTACATGCATCGCCTGCTTTGTAGTAAGTACGGTTATACCCGTCAACTACCACAACTGCATAGCTACCAACAGTACCAATACTAGTCAATGGAGTGTAGGCATAGCCAGATCCACCAGTAAACGAGCCTTGAGTGTTTGCAGTAGTTGTTTGGCTTGCAAGCTCAACAACGATAGGGTTCTTGGCAACAAAACTCTGTGTTGACTGACTCCATTCGTAGATGCCCCAAGTTGTATCCACTGTATCAAACCAATAAGTGCTGTCAGCAACAGATGCAGTGGGACGAACACTGGTGCCTTGAAGTTCATTCAAGTCAATATCGGCACGAACTGCATACAATTGATTGCCCAGCCCCAATGCACTATAAGATGCCATCAAACCATATTCGTTTGTTTCATCGCCGTGTAGTGGTGTGCCTGCTGAACTTTGTTGGAACACTGGATAACCCATTGCTGTGCTCAATTCGCGTTGGCTACCAAACACTTGCAACATGCCTGCGTTTGCTTTGCTTGTTCCGGTTGCTACTGCACCGTTGATTGTTTTGTCTTGTGCGGTTGCTAGTAGTACAAGTGGAACTGTTCCCACTGCATTGCTGATGTATTGACTTTCATCAGTTACTGTAATACTTAAACCTGGTGATACTAATGCCATAGTAAACTTCCTTTTGCTATTATGAATATTTATTAATAAGTGCTGTTTTTGGGTGTCTACGCTGCCCTTTGCAAAGGTTAGCTCAGATCGGCACTACTAAATACAGTATGGAAAGAAAGATATGCCCCACTTGCAACCAAAGACCAGTTGCAGTCAACTATGTCAAAGAAGATGTTACACACTATAGATCACAGTGCGATGTGTGTAGTCGTGAGGGCAAAAAGATCAACCGTACCCCGGCTTGGTACAAAAGTGGATATAGAAAAAAGCCGCAGTGTGAAAAATGCGGCTTCAAGTTCAGGTTCCCGGTGGAACAATCAGCGGTGTATTACCTTGACGGTAACTTAAAAAATAACAATCACTTCAATCTCAAGACTGTGTGCTTAAACTGTGTTCAAGAGGTTGCTCGTTCACGCTTGCCTTGGCGATCAAGTCCTCTTGTGCCAGATTTTTAAGTTGTTTGTATAGTGCATCAATAGTGCCATTGTTGTCTACAACTGCATCAAAGCAGGTTCCAGCCCAGCTATACTCACTAGCATGAATACCCTCAGTTTTTAACCATTCTTTAGCTTTAGTATCTCCGCGATTTGCCAGACTGGCAACGTCATACCAGTGTGGGGTTAGCCCTCGCTGAACCCAAATGATCTTTCCGCCCTGTGCTTGGATGGCTGCAATCTCGTTAGGGAATCTGCAATCACTGATAACAACGTTGTCCTGCGCTTTACGTAGGCGGTTTTCCAAGCTGGCAATCCACATGTCGTCGTGAAAGCCTTGGCGACAAACTTCTGTACCCCAGTACTGTAGAATCCAGCGTGGCGTCAAGTGTGGCATTGCCAGGCGTTCTGCCCACCAAACATCCACTTGTTCACGCCATTCACGGGCTTGTTTGGTACGCCCTTCCAGCATGGTTCTATCCCACCCAAACACTGCCGACACTGCATCTTTGAGTGTGTTGGCAAAACTTTCTCTACGGTATTCGTGAAAGTTAACCAAATAGTCTGCCGCTGTGTCTTTGCCTGCACCAATAAATCCGCAAATGCCTATGATCATAAAAAATGCTCCTATTACAGAGCATTTTAACGTAGTTGTAACACTGAAGTCAAGTTAGATGTCTATGATTTTTTGTATGTTTGGTGTTCTTGATGCCCGTGCTGGATAAACTGTTTTTAAAATGAACACCAATCGATCAGAGCTGACTCTTCTCAGTCCCAGACTGATTTCGCTGGTCCAATCATAAACCCAAAATTGTTGTCCCACTTCAACCCGTTCAAGTTTGTTGATGATCTTGGACAAGCGCTTAAGAGTGTAGTCAACACCTCTAGGATAAACGCCACGAGTTTTTGTACGATCAAGTGCATGATCGTCAACCCGCACTTCAATTGGGCCCAGGTGTAAAGTGCCCACTGTTGCTTCATTGATGATCTCGTTGGCTAGCATTAACCAGTTACCCAAGTTAGAGGTCTACCGTTGTCAATATAGTTCACAATCTCGTACTCTAAACGTGTCATTTCTTCATTGGCTTCTGCAATCATTGCAGCACCGTTTAAGCTCGTACCACCTTGTGGGCCAGCAATCTGTGCAAACTTGCTGTAGGCTTGTCCTAGTAGACGTTTGCTGAAGCTGTAGGCATACTCTTGGATCCAAGGGAAACTGTAGGTGTCGCTCAGTATCATGCTGTCGGGTTTGATGTTATCAATCCAGAGCAGTACAGATTCAAATGGGTTCTGAGTCCCGCCACCGCCACCAGTTGATCCACCGTAACCGTAAGGCATCTTGCGTACAATGGTCAGCTTCTTGGTTGTGGGGTTGAAGGTATAATTCAAGAAACCACCAAACATTTTCATACTGAGCTTTTGGTAGTCCACAAACAATTCATAGTTAGTAAGGCCGCCAACACGTCCTGCTTGTAACATGTAAGTGTTCATGAAACCTGACGCAAAAGGTTCAAATTGACTTGCTGTAGTGCCTGTAACCGAGCCAATACCACGTCTAAAGGCAGCTCTAACGTTCATAATCTCTTTAGGCAGTATGTATTCCTGTGTTTCAGGCAATAGATCCAAAAAGCAGTAGCTTTCTTCCACGCTGTTGGCAGCACGTTGACGATACTTGATCAGGGCCTGGGTAATGGCCATAGCATAGTGTTCTTGCTCTAGCTCAACATCAACTATGCCATCACCTAGACGCATACGAATATAGTCTGTTATCTCACTGCGTTTTTGATCACTTGTGGGAAGTGTGCTGGGGTCAAATTGAATTGGTCCCGGTCCAGTCCCGGTACTGGGATTGTAAAGTGTAGCAGATTTAACGCTACCAAAGACTGTTAAATTCCCGTCAATTTGGGGAGAGGTTGAAGCATTTGGGTCGCTGTATTCAGCCATAAAAAATCCTGTTATATGCTATTTATAACAGGATTGGGAGTTTAGGCTACTTTGAGTAACACAATGTCTGCGTTAATGCGCCCGTTCATCTTGGTTTCAGTTGCTTTGACATCGTCCAAGAACTTGCGTAGTTGCACTTTGCCTGCTCGGGCAAACTCTTTCAACTTTTCCTCGGGCTTCCTTAATGTCTTTGATACGCTCTTGTCGGTATCAAAGTTCACAATACTTGTTCCTTTGACGTTGAGTGTTTGATATGCGGCTGCTACATATCGACCCAGCTTTCTGGTTTTAACATTATATACCCACAATGCTTGAGCCCCAATAATGTCAGCAGGATTGATTGACACAATCTTAAGGCCAGCATTATCTTTCGCGTACTTGATTTTAGCAACCACTTTTTCCCGACTTGGAGCCTTTTTAACTCTTGCCTTCTTGAGGCTCTTTTTAACGCCGCGGTACTGTTCAACTGCGGCCAGGAGATCGTCGATCCAAGCAATAATACGCTTGAAGTCAGCTGCCTTAAGATGGCTATAGCCCTCTCGAACTTGTTCATCCTTTTTGGATATTGCAAGTTCAAGTTCAGCTTTTCGTGTTTTATAAACATCTTCGTATTTTCCTAACTGGCTTTGCACCACGTTGTTGGCAACAAGATAGTCATACAACTTAGTTGGGTTCTTGACTCCAGTTGCAACATCGTCAAAGATGCCTTCCAGCTCACCGATGATCTCGCTTGTGCGTTCGGCAAGTCGATCTTGAATAGTGGGACGGTAGGCTACTTGTTCTGCTGTTGCAATCTCTGCAACGGGCTCGGGTTCGGCCTTGGCCACAACTTCCATCACGCTGTCGATGATGAACTCAATGTGACGTCCACGGAACGGCATGCCGGCACGGTGTGCCATGATAAGGCTGCACACTGTCATGGGCAGCAAGCGATCTCCGGCACGGTTAAACGCTTTGACTTCTTCAATTGAAAGTTTGCTGTTTTTTTGCAGCCACTCAACCACATACTTCTTGCAGTCTTTTTGACTGTAGTAATAATTGTAGTAGTAGAAGCTCTTGCGTAGGCGGTTGTCAAAACGCTCATTGTCCCAGTCTGCGGCTTCTGCGGGCCACTCGGGCTCGCTGCCTGTGTACTTTTCATCTGCAAATGCCACACGCACTTGACGTGGTGCTTTGTTTTTGATCTTGATGCCAGCTACAACCGCCATTATACACGTTCCTTTTTCACGCGGCCAATGCGGCCGGCTTTGTTCCAATCATACACAACGCCATCGGGGCAGAGCCCGTTTTGTACGCTGTCTACACCAAAAATCCCACAAATCTCAAATCCGTTACCGCTAATGGTTACAAACTCATCTACAAGTTTTGCGGCAGTCATTGCTGTGTCCAAATCTGCAAACACACCCCTAACCGCACCTGCTTTGTCTATTACTTGATACATGCTGTTATTATAGCGCAAAACCCATTTGGAGTCAAGTTAGTACATCAGTGTGGCCATTAGGTACCACTGCTCAAACTCGTTAACACATACTTCAAACTTTTCAGTTAGTTCTGTGTACTTATGTGTTACTTTTGACAACCGCCTACATTCCACCATTTCACGATCCATGGCAATGTAAGCATCATTACAGTTCAAGTAGATCTTGTACAAGGTGCTACGGGCTTTGATGTCCTGGGTACCCTGTACCATTTTCAAGCACTTTTGCAGGCGCTCGTAGTGTTTTAAATGTGTCGGCGTCATGCTGGTATTATAAACTCTACATCATTCGTTGTCAAATGTGGTAAATATACAAAACAGGACAACACCGTGGCAAGACTCAGTTTATGGCAAGATGGTAGACACACCAATGATTACAAGTTTTTTGATCGCCGTATCAGCGAGATGTTCACTCTTGGCGGTACCGGAATTCTTTGTCACAAGTATTTGGGCACCAATCCACAGGGTGTGCAAATCACTACCACTGCCCCTGCAACTGTGGTCACCAATGTACTAACTGTCAGTGACACAGGAAATGTCAATCTTGGGGACACTGTGACCTGTACCAATGTACCCAATAATACTTATGTTGTTGCCAAAAATGCCTCAACTGTCACGCTCAGCGCCAATATTGCAGCCAACATTGCCACTGGCACCACAGTGGGTTTTAGCACCAGTGCCAGTCAGCCCAGCTACACCAATCAAAGCGAACAAAACATACAAGACCTCTTGTGGCTGGAAAACCGAGATCGCAAGTACGACACCAGCTTGTACAAAATGCGCGGCATCTATACTCGTGCAGACCAGGACTTTGACCTAAGCCAATTTGGACTGTTTCTAGCAACTGGCACCATCTTCATGGTGTTCCATTTGCGTGACATGGTGGACTTGATTGGACGCAAGCTCATGAACGGCGATGTGCTTGAACTACAACATTTGACCGACTATGATGCACTGAATCAAGATGTGCCGGCTGCACTAAAACGCTACTATGTAGTAGGCGATGCCAGCTTTGCTAGCGAGGGGTTTAGTCCCACTT